AACCCACGCATTGAATTTGAAATCAAGGAGTTGGAATGAAAAGCAAATACAAAGATAAGTTAGTCGGTATATATGCTCCAGCAAGCTACGGACATACAAGTGTGTTAGAGGAGACACAAGAGTTTTCGAAGTGGTTCTGGAAAAACCACGAGGATATGGATTTAATTAGTGACAAGCTAAGAATAAGCACAAATAAACTCAATCGCATACTGACACTTGAACAGTTACCAGATGATGAATTATTAGGAAGGATGATGGTATTATGCAACAGAAAGTGAAATTTTTTGATAAGCTTTGCGACACTGACACGCTTGACGAATAAATAAACGCATGGATAGAAAACTACGACAAGGAATTGATAGACGTGAAACTAACCGTAGATCTAGAACAAATGTACACAGCCACAGTAATCTACACAGATAAAAGGAGGGTGAACTATGACAATTATTAGACTTCAAAATCCATACATGGATGAAACTATCAAGGTAGAAGAAGACTATAAACGTATCTTGGACATACTGAAATGGATTGAGGAAGGGAATATGGATTATCTTCAGCTACAGCAGATTGAACCAAAAAAAAGAATAATAACTATCAGCCCTAAGAATTTCGCAAAGATTGATTACTATGAGTCGGAGGAAGTAGAAGATGAAGTATAAAGTAATAACATATTTTGATCACATGGAAGATGATGTAGAAATTTTTGATAATAAAGATGAAGCTATCAACAGATTGCATCACTTGAGAGGTGTTAAATATCGAAATTCTAGATTGTATACAGTTGAAATGGTTGATGTGAAATAGATGGATGCAATAAAAGCATTTTTAACAATAATGTCTATTGGTTACATTCTATTAATTCTGATAGAACGGTTGAAGTGAAAGAGGTTGAAGAATGACTAGAGATGAAGCAGTTAAGAAGATTGCAAGAGAAGGATACATATCAATAGAACACGCTGAGGAATTATATGGTGAAATTATTCCTAAACCTGTAGTGCCACAATATGTGGCTGATTGGTATGAGGAACATAAAGATAGCTTTGAAGAATACCTATTTCAATGTATCCATGATGTTGTAGATTTTAATAACAGAGACGAAGTAAAATATTTTAAAGATTGGCTATCTATTGTTGATGGTTTTATGAAGGACGAATTCAAAGCTTGGATGTCTCAGGCTTATGAGAATGGAGCTATCAAAACACTCATCAATATGCACCAGTTTGGATATGAGGTAGAGAAAGTTCCTAGATACAAGGTTACTTTTAAAGGGTTAAATATTAATAAACATTTATGTTGCAACTTGACACGTGAAAATTGGTATTTGTGGTATGAGAAAGAAAGTAAAATGTGCCATACGAGCCACACTCGCAAAGAACTAGAAGAAGCTGGTTTTGGGTGGGTATTTGACTGTGAGGGAGTAGAGGTTAAAGAGGTGGAATAAGTGAATAGACTTTATCTGTTAAGAGAATCACGGAAAATTACAAGAGTCGAGTTGGCTGAAAAAATTGGGGTTACAAAATTAACCATTCTTAATTGGGAACATGGCACCCATGAAATCAAAGGAAGTAACGCTAAGAAGTTAGCTGAATACTTCAACGTATCAGTTTCTTACTTGCTTGGCTACGATAATACATTCACTGACTTAATCGCAAAGATTAACGAGTGGGCTATCAGTCACGGACTGGATAAAGGAAATCCTAAAATCGAATGGATGAAAGTCACTGAAGAAGTTGGAGAGATTAGAGATGTATTTCTAAAACCAAACGATTTTGATGACCAAGAAATGGCTCTAAAAGACGCTATAGGCGATTCTATTGTTACCCTAGTGGTATTATGCCTACAACTCGGTTACGACGTTGAGGAGTGCCTTAAAATCGCTTATAACAACATTAAGGACAGGCAAGGAGTAATGATTGATGACAACTTTGTCAAAACGAGATAACCAGCTAAGGTTTTTAACTGCTCTACTACTAATTTCAATAGTAATCAATGTGACTACCATCATAAGAGTGACAAATAGACCTGTGGAAGCTATCGTGGTACATAAGGTTGATAACGCTACTGTATTGCATGGGAAAATCACAGGTAAGCAGATGATAGGGAAGCTCTACACAATCGATTGTGGAGCGTATGGTAAGTTTCTAGTCACCAAGGAACAGTATGACAACGTACAGGTTGGAGATGATATTCCAAGTTATTTGAGGAGTTATTAAGACATGAAGAAATATGAATACGCTGGATTAACTAAAGAGCTACATCAAAGGTTAACTCTAGAGTTTGATGCATTGAGGGAAGAACATCGCAGAACACTCACTAAATATATAATGGAAACCAAGAAATGCAATAGAATGGAAGCTAGAAAATATTTTCAAAGGTTTGATAACGTGGTTAAGGAGCGCTCGAAGTTGTCGCCTGTAACGCTGGAAGACATGTGTGAGTATCTTACGAACGGCCTAGTGAATGACTTACAAGAGTATCTGGCAGAGAACTACTCTGCCAGAAGTGGGTCATGTAAGCCAGATACTAATAAAACTAACGCTGGGCTGACTAAGGAACTTTTTCGAGAGCTTCGCAAGGAAATCCAAGAGTTAAGAGCAGCACACCGTAACCGTAACGCAGAATATATTATGGAAGTGAAAGGATGCTCAAAAAATCAAGCTCAAACAATCATAACAGCAATTAACACAGTATATACAGAACTTGGAATTTTAACGCCTAGAAAAGTGATACAACTAGAAGGGCTTCTTTCTAGAGAGCTATTTGGCAAAATAGCTAAATATGTATTTAATAAGTATGAATGGCCTGAAAGCCTAGATAGCGAAGTTGATCGTATCTATTTAGAATATCGCACTCAAGGTGATTTAGGTCTTGAAAAGGAAAGTGTCAAGCGTGCGCTATATAAAGCGATTTCTATGGGCTTGTAGCGGTTCGAATCCGCTATAAGTCATTAATTACATTAAGTTTGGAGGTGATAACAGCGTAACTGTCGCTATAATTCAAATTCTTTATTCTTGTAGCTTGTGAGGGTTCGAATCCCTCGCTAAGCAGTTAGTCTGTCGTGACTAGGTAATTTTTCGACAAAACGTCAAGCTGACAGACCTTGACATAAAAATCCAGTAAATTTATAGAAAAGAGGAAACCAATACATACTTTTTTTACTCTAGTCTTGCATTGCTGGTAGCAGACTGGAATTTAATCTAAAGGAGGTGGTACAAGACTCAAGAACAAACGCTATTGTCTTTTCATGAAACCTCTTAATGTTTGTTTCTTGGTTAAAAAACAAAAAAAGACCGACACAATTGCCGGCACTTTATGAAAGTTAACACTACTATTATATCAGAGAGGTTAGTATAATGCTATTGCCGGAAATTGATGAGAAAGCAACAATCAAACGTTGCAAACGCAAACTTCGAGAATATCCACGCTGGCGAGAGATTGCACACGATAGCGCTGAACAGAAAATAACGCAAGAGTTTACGTTTATGCCCCGTGGCACAGGTGGAGTAAATAAGCCAGTTGAAAACATTGCAATTAGGCGAGTTGATGCACTTAATGAGTTGGAAGCTATAGAGCAGGCCGTCAGTGGTCTATATCGTCCAGATTATCGTAGGATACTGATAGAAAAATATCTAGAGTTTCCACCCAAACCCAACTGGCAGATAGCTCAATCAATCGGCTTTGAACGCACTGCATTCCAAGAGCTTTTAAACAACTCTATCCTAGCTTTCGCAGAATTGTATCGTGATGGTCGGTTAATTGTGGAGCGTTGAAAAAATGGTATTTTAGCGGAATTTTAACGATCTCTATTAACTGTTTTAAGTGGTATTATTATATTATCGAAGAAGAAAGAAAAGACGGCTCATTTGTGGGTTGTCTTTTTTTGATTAAGTAATGAAGGAGGTGGACATATTGGGCTAAATCAACGACAGAAAATATTTGCGGATGAATACTTGATTTCTGGCATAGCTTACAATGCGGCTCTTAAAGCTGGATATTCTGAAAATTACTCTAAAACTAGAGCTCATAAATTGTTAGAAAATGACAGAATCAAGGCTTATATCGAAGAACGACTGAAAGATCTTGAAAAGAAGAAAATAGCAAAACAAGACGAAGTTATGCAAGTCTTCACTTCGATTTTACGTCAAGAACTCATGGAAGAAGTCGTAGAGCTGAACGCCGCTACAGGTCAGTTTGTTAAAACTAAGAAGCCTCCGTCAATCTCCGAAGTCATCAAGGCAGGAAGCGAACTCATGAAACGCTACCCAACTGAAAAACAAGCTGAGAAGATGCAACTCGAGATCGACAAACTCAAGGCCCAAGTCGGTGGCGATGAGGGTCAAGATGAGAAAATCGCTGGTTTCCTAAACCTCATCAAAGGAGCTGTAAGCGATGGACTTGAGTAAGCTCTATACCAAGAGACAGTTGGAAGTGCTTAACTATATCTGGAATCACGATTGGTTTATCTGTGGGCTTCATGGTGCTAAACGTGCTGGTAAGACTGTAGTTAATAACGACACTTTTGTAACTGAGTTAAGTCGTGTCAGAAAGATTGCTGACTGTTTAGGTGTAGATGAACCTATCTATATCTTAGCGGGTACGTCTTCAACGTCGATACAGAACAACGTGCTGCAAGAACTTTATAATAAATACGGCTTTGAACCCAAGTATGATAAGCATGGGTCTTTCGTGTTTTGCGGTGTAAAAGTTGTCCAAGTTTACACTGGTTCAATTAGTGGTCTTAAACGTGCCCGCGGTTTTACAGCGTTCGGCGCTTATGTTAATGAGGCATCACTTGCTAACGAGTTTGTTTTCAAAGAAATCATCTCACGCTGTTCTGGTGAAGGTGCTCGTGTGGTTTGGGATAGTAACCCAGATAATCCCAATCACTGGCTTAATCGAGATTATATTGGCAAAAATGACGGAAAGGTTATAGATTTCAGCTTCAAGCTTGATGACAATACTTTCTTATCAAAACGCTATATAGACTCTATCAAAGCAGCTACGCCCAAGGGCAAATTCTATGATAGAGATATTTTGGGTAAACACTTGCCCCGCTGTTGAGTGATCAGCAGATGAAAAACTGGGTTAAAATTGGAAGGCTAAGTTTTGCAAAACGCACTTTAATATAGTATAGTATAAGATATACTAGGAGTGCGGACATGAATTTAAAGATATATTCAATCACAAATAAAATTAACAATAATAAGTATATTGGCGTTACAAAAGATTTAGATACGAGAAAAAGAAAGCATTTTTGGGAGTTAAAAAACAATAGACACTCAAACGAAAAACTCCAAAGAGATTACAATGTTTTTGGGGCTTCTGCTTTCGAGGTCGAAATTCTAGAAGAATTAAAATACGCCACCAAAAAAGAAGGTTTTAAAAAAGAAGTTTTCTACATTGGGAAATATAATTCTTGCGATGATGGCTATAATATGAGCTACGGTGCTGACGGAAGTAACTTGTCACAGATAACAGACGATACTCGAGAGAAACATCGTCAAAAAATGTTTGGCAATACTTACTGGCTTGGAAGAAAGCACACCGAGGAAACCAAAAAGAAAATCGGTGATGTACATCGTGGAAAAACAGTTAAAGCTTCTACTAGAAAAAAACTATCTGAAAAAGCTAAGGAAAAAACTGGAGAAAAAAATCCATTTTATGGCAAACAGCACACAGATAGAACGAAGCTTAAACTTAGGGAAGCACGAAGTAAAAAATGTCGATGTATTGAGACAGGTGTTATCTATAACTCTGTCAAAGAATGTGCTGAAAAAATGGGGATTCCAAAAGCTCGAACTCATATTAATCAAGTTTGTTTAGGTAAAGCTAGACAAACACACGGATATACTTTTGAATTTGCAGAATAAGCTAATCAATTACCACTACTGGCAGAAATGTCAGTAAGGTTTAACGACTAGATAAAGTAAGCTAAGTTGAATCGGCATGAGATCATGACCGGTTTTTAATATGCCTAAATATCCACGAAATCCAGCTCTCTTAACAAGAGATGAAGAGATAGTCTGAACTTATGGGAAACCATAAGAAGCAGGGGATAAAGAGCCCTTGCGATAACAAATAATGAAGTGGACAGTAGCAGAGGGAGCTATCTACGCTGATTATGACAGCAAGATACACGTAGTTGATGAATTGCCAGATATGAAACGATATTTTGGCGGCATTGACTGGGGTTATACTCACTACGGCTCTATCGTGGTAGTTGGTGAAGGTGTAGATGGCAACTTCTATCTTGTCGATGGCGTAGCAGCACAATTCAAAGAGATAGACTGGTGGGTAGAACAAGCAAGGAAACTGACTGGCATCTATGGAAACATTCCGTTCTATGCTGATAGTGCCCGCCCTGAGCACGTAGCAAGATTTGAAAACGAAGGCTTTGATATTAGTAACGCTAACAAGTCAGTAATTGCTGGCATAGAACTTATCGCTAAATTATTTAAAGAAGAAAAATTATATGTTAAGCGAGGATTTGTACCTCGCTTTTTCGACGAGATCTATCAGTACCGATGGAAAGAGAACAGCACGAAGGATGAGCCGTTAAAAGAATTTGATGACGTGCTGGATAGTGTGAGATACGCTATATATTCTGATTATGTCATCAGTAGTACAGAACGAGCAAGCTATGATGACTTGCTTAGTATGTTTAGTTAGGAGGAATGATGGAACAGACATTATTTACGGACAGTACTGGACAAGACCTAGTTTTGAACTTACGCTTCCATCGAGAGTCTCGCATTCGCTATCGAGCGGATAACTTAGAGGAACTCATGTTTAATAATTGGGAATTGTTGGAAAATTTCATCAATCACCATAAATTGAGACAAGCTCCACGGATTCAAGAGCTTTTGGATTATGCCAGAGGTGAAAACCACGACATTCTCAAGTCTGGTCGTCGTAAGGATAACGAGATGGCTGATAAACGAGCTGTGCATAACTATGGTCGTATGATTAGCAAATTTAAAACAGGTTATTTAGCTGGAAATCCTATCCGTGTCGAATATGACGACAACGAAGATAACTCACAAAACGATGATGCAATTAAACGCATTGGGCGTATCAACGACATCGATACACACAACCGAAATCTTATCCGAGACTTATCGCAAACTGGTAGAGCTTATGAAGTGATTTATCGAAGCGAGTATGATGAAACACGCATTAAGCGATTAAGTCCGTTAGAAACATTTGTGATTTATGACAATTCATTAGAAGATAATTCAATCGCAGCTGTCAGATACTACAATCGAGGCACGCTCCAAAGTGAAAAAGATGTAGTTGAAATTTACACAAACGAACACATCTATACGCTTGATGCATCAGATGACTTTAATGAAATTTCAGTTTCAACTCATGCATTCGGTACAGTACCAATTACGGAATACTTAAATAATGTTGATGGGATTGGTGATTATGAGACTGAGCTTTACCTGATTGATTTATACGACAGTGCAGAGTCTGATACAGCAAACCACATGAGCGATATGGCAGACGCTATACTTGCCATTTATGGAGACCTTGCCTTGCCTAAAGGTATGCAAGCTAGCGACATGAAACGCACGCGCCTCATGCAGCTTAAACCGCCTAAGTCAGCAGATGGTAAAGAGGGAGCAGTCAAAGCTGAATACCTCACGAAGTCTTATGACGTGTCTGGTGCAGAAGCATATAAGACACGGTTAAACAGAGATATTCATGTATTTACTAATACGCCTGACATGTCTGATAATCATTTTAGCGGGAATGCATCTGGTGAAGCGTTGAAATACAAATTGTTTGGGTTAGACCAAGATAGAGTTGATACGCAATCTCAATTTACGCAAGGTTTGAAACGACGCTACCGTCTTGCTGCTCGTATTGGTTCTTTGGTTAACGAATTTAAGGATTTTGATGAAAGTCTATTGAAAATCACATTCACACCAAACCTTCCAAAATCGTTAAATGAGCAAGTATCTATTTTGACAGGCTTGGGTGGTCAAGTTTCGCAAGGAACAGCTCTAAGATTGTCTGGATTGGTTGAAAATCCAACTGAGGAACTCGACAAGATAAATAGAGAAGTGTCTGAAATCGATTTTAAGGGGTATTCTAACGACTTTAATGAACACGTAGGCAAATATACCGACGATGTAAAAGAAACGCATACAGACGATTTTGAGAGGGTTTATGAATGACATACTGGTCAAAGCGTACCCTTCGCGAGAGAGAAGCGAGCATAAAAAAGGGCGAAGCTGAGTTTAAGAAAGAACTTGAAGCACTATATAATTTGCAACTCTCACAGCTCCGAAAAGAACTTGATGCTTTTATCCAAAAATATGCTAACAAAAATGGCTTAAGCGTTAGTGATGCTAAACGAAAAGCTGACAGCTTTGATGTCAAGGCTTTTGAAACAAAGGCTAAACAGTATGTAGCTGATAAAGATTTTAGTCCAAAGGCAAACAGAGAGCTTCGAGACTATAACTTTTCTATGTCGGTTGGTCGTCAAGAACTGTTCATTCAAGAATTAGAGCTCGAACTATTAGCTCTATCTGAGAGCGAACGACAATTGACCGATGATTATCTTAAGAATGGTTACAAGAGTGAAGTTGCAAGAGAGAGCTTACTTGGCCAGACAGTACCGAGCGGTAAAACTCTTGAAAAGTATATGAATACAGCCGTCAATGCAAATTTTGAGGGCGCTAAATGGTCAGAGCGAATCTGGAATAGACAGGAAAAGTTACGAAAATTAGTTAAGAATGAAGTAACAAGAGCACTGATTCGAGGCGAAAATGGTTTGACTATTGCGCGTAAAATACGCAAATACATGGATGCTTCTCGTTTCGAAGCTGAACGATTGGGAATCACAGAGCACGCAAGAGTGCAGACATTGGCTCAACAAGTGATTATGAAAGATAATGGCTTTAAGCGTTTCAAGCTCATGCCAGAATCGATAGCGTGTGACATTTGCAAGGATATTGGCAAGGAGACGGAAAAGAAGCCTGTCAAAATTGCTGACATGGAAATCGGAACGAATGCTCCACCCATTCACCCATACTGCCGATGTGCAGTCGTTGAGGTTGAATAGTGAGTGCACCATGTTTGTTAAGAAACCGTAGAGGGCGAGCCTCTAATGGTGCATAGGGCTATTTTAAGCCCTAAATAAATAATACTAGCGTGGCTCGTAAGTGAATACACTAGACAAGACTAGATAAGGAGTAGCTAACCATATCGTGGCTTAGAAGGTGTTTTACATATGAGACTAGATAGGAGAACAAAATGGAAACAGATAACACAACAGTCGAAACGGTCGAAGATGTAGAAGTAAGCCAAGACGTTGATAACAATCAACCGAGCGACTTCCAAGCGCCGCAATCACAGTCAGAACTGGATAGCATTGTGAACAAGGCAGTCCAAACTGCTTTGAATAATCATAAGAAGGGCGAAGAGAAACGAGTAAACGAAGCTATCGCCAAAGCCTTACAAAAAGAACAAGACTATTCAAAACTATCTGCTGCTGAGCGGGCTAGCAAGGAATTTGAAGACCAAAAAGCAGAATTTGAAAAACAAGTAGCACAATTTGAGTTTGAAAAACTCAACATGGCAGTCAAAGAAGACCTCGTTTCAAAAGGTCTACCAGTTGAACTAGCTGAAATGTTTAGTCATGCTGAGAATGCCTCTGAAGCTCTTAAATTGGTTGGTACTTTTGAAAAAGTATTCAATGACGCAGTAGCTGAGAAAGTCAAAGCTACTATCCGTCAAAATACACCAAATGCAGCAAGTTTTGGTGGCACTCAGACAGATAACTTCGGAGCTAAACTTGCTAAATCTACGAACGTAACGACTGCTCGTTTTATCTAAAGCAGAAAGGAAATTTTAAATGCCAACACAAACAATTTTCGACACATCAAACATTGTCCGCTCATTGCCTTATAAAGCAGTGTCAGCGACTGTAGACAAATCATTTTCAGGTGTAACCGTAGATGGTAAAAAATATATCAAAGCAGGTACCCTCGTAGCAGGTAATGGCGGCTCGATTTTTGACGACCGCACAAAAACCGTTGTGGAAAACAAAACAGCACCAGAGGGAATTGTACTCTATGACGTAGACTTGACAATCGATAACACTGTATCAGTGCTCTATGCTGGTGAAGTTTACAAAGACAAGGTGAATGGTGGTTCTGTGGACAGCACAGTTACTAAAGCTTTGCCACTCGTTAAATTTATCTCTAAGAAATAAGAGGAGGAACATTAAAACATGGGACTTATTTACGATAAAGTAACAGCATCTAATATTGCTGGATACTTCAACACGTTGCAAGAAAATGTTGACTCAACATTGGGTGAGTCTATTTTCCCAGCTCGCAAACAACTTGGAACGAAATTGTCTTACATCAAAGGTGCTTCTGGTCAATCTGTTGCTTTAAAAGCCGCTGCATTTGATACGAATGTAACCATTCGTGACCGTGTTAGTGCTGAAATACACGATGAACAGATGCCATTCTTTAAAGAGGCTATGCTTGTCAAGGAAAATGACCGTCAACAACTCAATCTTGTGAAAGACACAGGCAATGAAGCGTTAGTTAATACAATTGTAGCGGGTATTTTCAATGACAATTTGACACTTGTTAATGGTGCGCGTGCTCGTCTTGAAGCTATGCGTATGCAAGTACTTGCTACTGGTAAAATTGCATTTACGAGCGATGGAGTTAACAAAGATATTGATTATGGTGTTAAAGCAGACCATAAGAAACAAGTATCTAAGAGCTGGGCAGAACCTGGTGCTACACCTCTTGCAGATTTGGAAGATGCTATCGAAACAGCGCGTGAACTTGGTCTTAATCCAGAACGTGCAATCATGAATGCCAAAACATTCGGTCTTATTCGCAAGGCTGCATCTACAGTTAAAGCTATTAAACCATTGGCAGGTGATGGGTCATCAGTTACTAAAGCTGAACTTCAGAATTATGTGGCTGATAATTATGGTGTGGAAATTGTTCTCGAAAACGGTACTTACCGAAACGAGAAAGGTGAAGTTTCTAAATTCTTCCCTGACGGCCACTTGACTCTTACCCCTAACGGACCTCTTGGAAACACTGTATTTGGAACAACTCCAGAAGAATCTGATCTATTCGCTGACAACACAGTTAACGCTGACGTTGAAATCGTTGATAACGGTATCGCAGTTACAACTACCAAGACTACTGACCCAGTTAACGTACAAACTAAGGTGTCAATGGTAGCATTGCCATCATTTGAACGCTTGGATGATGTTTACATGCTTACTGTAATTCCAGGTGTTTAATATGAATTACGTAGTAAAAGCGTTCATGGATAAAACAGACGGGAAAGTTTATTTTGCTGGCGACTGCTATGATGGCGAACGTACTGAAGAACTCATCGGGCTAGGGTACGTACAAGACGACAAGCCTAAGAAAAAGACTAGAGCTAAGAAAACCACTGAATAGTGAGGTATGGCATGATGACGTTAGATAAAGATAGAGTTATTAAGAATGTCTCGGTTGACCTTAACACTAATGATGATGCCTTGCTTAAAATTTTGCTAGAGCGTGTCGTTAACCACTTTAAATCAGAGTATGGTGTCGAAGAGATTGATGACAAGTTAGCATTCATTTTCGAGGATTGTGTCATCAAACGTTTCAATCGTCGAGGCGCTGAAGGTGCTAAATCTGAATCAGTAGATGGTCATTCAATGTCTTACTACGATAACGAAACTGAATTTAAGCCTTACGATAATATGCTTCAGCGTTTATATGGAACTTCTGGACAGTCTAAAGAGGGAGAGGTGTTATTCCTATGAGATACGCTGATACCGTAGTGCTAAAATATATCGATAAGACACCAAAACACTACGACCCTGATTTAGGACGTATGGTAGGCGGTAAGGAATGGACTAAGACAACAGCATGTAATGTGACTGGTGCTAGCCTTGAATTGCAAGCCAAACTAGGAGACCTGTTAAACGCCAATAGCATCGTCGTTAGGTTTAGAAGCCCTATCAAAGATGGAATTGACACGATTGAATATAACGGCAGCAAATACAAACCTGTTACTGTCAGAAGCTATCTAACCGGTCTAAACGTCATCTATGCTAACAAGGTGGTGAAATAACATGGCTACAATCGAATTTGAAGGATTGGATGAAATGGCTCGAAGTCTTCTTAAAAATGCCTCTTCAGAAAGACGTTCAAAGGTTTTGAGGAAGCATGGTTCAAAATTGAAAGAAGCTGCTGTTAAAAGAGCGCAATTCAATAAAGGCTATTCAACGGGTGCTACTCGTAGAAGTATTACTCTGCAAGTTCAAAGTGATAAAGCAATTGTCGAAGCCTTGACTAGCTATTCAGGGTATCTCGAAGTTGGTACTCGCAAAATGGAGGCGCAACCATTCATGAAACCAGCTCTTGATGAAGTGGTGCCTGAAATGGTCGAAGAATTAGCGAAATGGGATGAAACATGAAACAACCAGATCAATTACTTCATGATGAAATGTTTCGTATTAGTCATGAGTTAGGATACGACACTTACACATATTTGCCACCAGACGACGTGGCTTACCCCTTTGTCGTCATGGGGGAAACAATGGTCTTGCCACAATCCACAAAATCGCACTTGATAGGTCGTTTATCGTCTACAGTGCATGTTTGGGGACACGTTGATGACCGGAAAATATTATCAGATATGGCTGGGCAGTTAATGTCTAGCTTTTTTGCTATCAAAAAAATTGACGGCATGCAGTTTTCAGCCGAAATCAACGAGTCGTCAATTGATAGCAATCGAGACAATAGCACAGATGAAGTGCTATATCACTTCATCATTTATACTTATTTTAAATTTATTTAACAGGAGGAAAAAATGGCTGATATTAATAAAGAAGCCCTTTTGGGTAAAGATAAAATCTTGATGTTCCGAAAACTCGGAGACAAAAAAGCGGCAGCTAAACTTGCCCTACAAACAGAGCACGAATGGGAATATTCACGTGATGCAGATAGCACCAAAACCAAAGACGGTGCAGTTGTTGCCGACGGTGGCCTTGAAACTAAACTATCAATTAATGCTATTGGTACTAAAGATGAGCTCAATGAAATGCTAAAGAAATCAGTAGTTGACGGATATAAAGTAGAAGTTTGGGAAATCGACTTGGCCGATAAGAAATCAAACGGAAAATACGGTGCTCTCTATGCGATTGGACGCTTGTCAAACTGGAAAGTTCCAGCCAACGTAGAAGAACTTGTAGAAATTGAGTCAGAATTGACTATTGAGGGTAAACCGCAAGCTGGAGAAGCTACGTTGACTAGTGATCAAATTAAAGAAATTCAATACACATTCCAAGATACTACGCAGCCTTCAGGCCTCGGCGTTTAATAGTATGTAATTATCTTGAGCCAAACTTTTTTCGGTTTGGCTTTTTGTTTTAGAAAAAAATAGGAGTAAACAAACAATGCACACAATCACAATTGAAAAAAAAGACTACACTTTGACTTTTGGATTTGATTTCATTCGCGAACTTGACAAACGCTATTCAATCTCAGATGGTGGCGTTTCATTTGGTTTTGGCGTACAGCACGCAGTTGTTGATTTGCAACAAAAAAATCCAGTGATTTTGCTTGACCTCATTCAAGCAGCAACAATTACAGAGCGTCAAAAACCATCTGTTAAAGGGATTGAAGCATATGTCGTTGAAGAAGCTGAGAAAGGGCACCTTGACTCGCTATTTGATGATTTTTTATCGGAATTGCGAACTCAACCTTTGACGAAAGCAACAACGAAACGAGTAGAAGAAGCAACAGAGTAGCCAAAACAACGAGTGATAACCAAAATTCAGCCGAAGTATACGAGGAATTAATCACGAATGCTATGGCTGACTTTGGTGTGTCATTGCTTGAAGCACGAAGAATGACACTTAAAGAGATGAAACTCTATCAGAAAGCATATAAGAAACGTTTTTTGAACAAAGAAAGAGAAATATATCAACTTGCTTATCTGAATAGGTTGGCTAATGCCACAACTAAAGATGGCAAAAAGTATTATTTCGAAAAATTTGACGACTTCTATAATGCTAAAGAACGTGCTCGTGAAGTTTTGGGCGAAAAAATCACTAACAGCAAACTGTCAGAACGAGCTCGAAATAATCTTAATTATAAGAAAGAAAGAGGGTTGCTAGATGGCAGATAAAACGTTTAATGTAAGAGCAATATTGAGTGCTCGAGACAATGGTCTGTCTAGCGCGCTCAAAAAAGCACAACAAAACGCTGAAAACTTGGGAAAAACAAGCGCTAAGTTAGGATCAGTTTTCAAAAGTGTTTTGGGTGCTAATTTAGTTAGTGCTGGTATCACCAAGGGCATCGGTACTATAACCAGCGGTATCGGTGGAATGATTACAGAGCTTAACAATTCAACAAAGGCTTGGAAAACGTTTGATGGTAATTTAAGCCAGTTGGGATGGGGGAAAAAAGAAATTGCATCAGCTAAGAAAGCGATGCAAGATTATGCAACTCAAACCATCTATTCAGCGTCTGACATGGGAAAAACATTCTCGCAAATGGCAGCAATTGGTCGAAGCGACGCTGGTGATTTAGTTAAAGCTATGGGTGGACTTGCTGCTTCTGCTGAAAATCCTAAACAAGCGATGAAAACATTGAGTCAACAAATGGTCCAAGCGATGACCAAACCTAAGGTTCAATGGGCAGATTTTAAGTTGATGATGGAACAATCACCAGCTGGTATGTCTGCTGTTGCTAGGGAGATGGGAATGACTCTTGATGATCTTGTCACCAAAATCCAAAACGGAGAAATAAAGACCGAAGACTTTACAGAAGCATTCAAGCGAGCTGGAAATTCCATGCAAGATTTGGCCACTAGATATAAATCAGTAGATGAAGCTGTTGGTGGTCTCTATGAAACAGTTTCAAACAAATTGCAACCAGTTTTTGAAAAACTTAGTGCAAAGGCCATCAAAGGGGTTGAGGGTATCATTGATGCTTTTAGCAAAATTGATGACAGTAAGATTCAAAGCTTTGCTAACAATCTGAGCAAAGGTATTGATAAAGCGGTTAAAAACATAAGTCAGACCGTGCAATCTTTTTGGGAAGGTTTTAGCAATACAAGTGCAATAAAAGGTCTTAGCAATGCTTTTAGATATGTTGCAAGTCAAATAAGTTTAGCGTTTAAAGGAATCGATTTTAAAAACCTATTTAAAGGTTTAGGTAGTGTGTTTGGAGACATAGCTTATGGCATTTCAAGAACCTTAACAATTGCCACTAAATCAGTTAGCAACTTTATCAGCTCATTCGCTGATACAGGAGCATTCAAGGCATTTAAAACAGCCTTAGAAGATGTTTGGGTTGTCGTTAAAAAACTTGGTTCGTCACTCGCTGACGTTTTTAATAGCTCTGAAATGCAAACGATTATATCAGCTTTAGGTACAGCGTTTGGAACACTAACCAAGTGGGTATCACAAGCGGCGTCCGCAGTAGCTAATTTTGTAAGTAGTATCCCTAAAGGCGTCCTCAACGGTATCACAAGTGGGATATTGGCAATAGCAGCAGGTTTTATAACTGCTAAGGCTGGTATTTCAGTTTTAGGCGGTGCATTGAAAGGTTTGAACTTCATTAGTAGTCTAAATCCATTCAAGAAGTTCAGTAAAGATGCCGCAGAAGGAACAGAACAAGCTGCAAAGAGTGCTAAACGTTCTAAATCAACTATCACTCAATTATTCAGTGGGTTGGCCAATGTCATTAAATCAACAGGGACTAGCATTTCAACAGCTACAAAAGGCATCGGAACAGGGCTATCAACTGCTTTTAAAGGCTTTGGCCAAGGACTTAAATCAGCTTTACAAGGTCTTAAAGGATTGAACCCAGCGACCTTACTTTCATTCGGTGCTGCCGTAGCCGTTGCCGCAGTCGGTATTGGTGCTGGCATTGGCATCATCGTGTCTTCATTCACTTTACTAGCCACTCAGTCTAAAGGTGTTTCACAAATTCTAAAAGCCATAGGTTCAGCGTTCGGAACCGTTGTTGAATCAATCGGTAAGGCAGCAGGGGCTATCGTTGAAGCCTTTGGCACGGCATTCGGTATCGTCATTAAGGCAGTCGGTGAAGCAGCACCGGGGCTAGCCAAACTTTCCCCATTGGTTGAAGCTATCGGCACTGCTCTAGGAAATGCAGCACCATTCATTTCAGCATTTGGAGATGCGCTGACTTCTATACTAGGAGTGTTGTCAAATGTAATTGATGGCTTCACAAAATTTGTTACTGCTCTAGGAAACGCAATTAGTGGAATTGTCGAGGCATTTACTCCGATTGTTCAAATAATTAGTGACACAATCACTACAGTAACTCAAATCATTGCTAACGCTATATTGGCAATCGCACCAGTTATTGCGAACTGTATCGTTCAAGTCGCTCAAGTTATCGGACAATTTGGACCACAGATTGCAATGGTAATCAGTGCTATCGCTCAAGCTATATCAGCTTCAGCACCTATTATCATATCCTTGATTCAAGGTATTGTTACAGTCGTTCAGATTATGGCTCCAGTCATTAGTCAAGTGATCTCTGCCATCGTTGCGGTCGTTCAAACTCTTGCACCTGTCATCAGTCAAATTATTTCAGCGATTGTTACAGCAATCACTCAAATTGTGCCTATTATTACCGCAATTGGTGGTGTGATTAGTGCTGCATTTAGTGGCATTGCATCGGTTGTGTCAGCAGCAGGGATGGCAATCGCTACCGCCGCTATGGGTATCGGTACGGCTATTAGTACGGCTCTTAGTGGTGTGGCAAGCATCATCAGTGCTACTGGTGCCGCAATTGAGGCAGCCTTGCAAGGAATTGCTAGTGTGGTGCAATCAGTCGGAACATCAATTAGCACAGCGGCTCAAGGTATCGGAAACGGCATCAAGTCAGCATTTGAAGGTGTTTCAAGCGTGATTACCTCTGCAGGAAATGCAATCAGTAGTGTATTGAATAGCTTGGCTAACGTGTTCAATTCAATTGGTACAGCTGCTCAGAAGGCTGGTGCTGGTTTCAATCAGCTAGCTAATGGTGTAGTCAAAATTACCAATACAAACTTAGGAGACATGGCTGCATCTCTTGCGGCAGTGGCTCATGGTATTGGTTCGATTAGTGATAACTCAGCAGGGCTTGCTCAAGCTGGTGCAGGTATGGCTCAACTTGGAAATGGCATGAGCAAGGTGTCAGCATCAGCAACTAGCGCTGTATCTGGTTTGACATCATTCTCAACTGCTATCTCAAGCATTCAATCATCATTTGGTAGTTTGCAAGCTTTGCTTGCTACTGCAGCAGCTGCGTTCAGTACATTCTCAAGTCAAGCCCTGCAATCACTAGCTGGGTTAACGGCCATTGTAGCACCTATTGCGGTCTTCCAAACTCAGATTATGATGATAGTGCCTGCATTAATGCAAGCAAGTGCAGGGTTGACCATGTTCAGCGCAGTAGCGATGGCGTTGTCTTCTAGCTTGACCTTTATCAGTACGTCCATGACGATGTTGACCACTGGCATGACTATGTTAGCCTCTCAGCTTACTATGGTAGCGACTGGTTTTACTACTATGGTTGCAAGCTCGACCTCACTGGGTGCAAGTTTGACTATGATGGCAGCTCAATTCATCACGATTGGTACATCATTAACAATGCTAAATAGTCAATTCATTGCATTCACAGCTGCGTTGACTATGGTTAACAGTCAGTTATTGGCTTCTGCTGTGGGCGTGACAATGTTTGGATCACAATTTGCAATGCTGGGATCAATCATGGCCGTGTTCAGCAGTCAATTAACAATGGTTGGAGCATCTATTCAAATGATGGCCGCACAATTCACCATGATGAGTGCAAGCCTCACCACTGTTGGTTCTACAGTTGCGATGATTGCCAGCCAGTTTACTGTGTTGATTGCGAGCATTATGCAGTTGACTGCTTCAATTTCTACAATTCCACCGCAATTCAGCGCGGTGGCAGCAAGCGCTACAACGGCCACAACAGCGATCATGCGAATTGGAACATCGGCGCCATTGATTGCTTCAGCAATGAACAGCGCGGCCTCACAGGTGCAATCAGCAATGCAGAATATGGCACAAGCTGTTCAGTCTAATGGCCAACGAATGATTCAAATGGGCAGACAAGCCGGGCTACAAACAGGGCAAGGAATTGCTCGGGGAATTCAATCAGCAACTGGGGCTGTATCTGCCGCAGCGGGCGCACTGGTTAGCGCAGCACAATCACGCGCTATGGCAGGCGCAGGCGCTATGCGTTCCGTAGGGGCAATGATTGGACAAGGTTTGGCCGCTGGTATGATGTCTGCTCTTGGGGCAGTAACAGCTGCCGCCAATGCCCTAGTCGCCCAAGCAGAGCGCGCGGCTCAAGCTAAGGCTAAAATTCACTCACCATCAAGGTTATTCCGCGATGAAGTCGGTATTTTTATCGGCCAAGGTATGGCTGTCGGTATTGACAACAGTGTTAAATACGTCAGAGACTCTATCGAGAACATGGTTGACGTGGCTAGTGGCTATGCGATAGACGCTCGAGAACTATTTAAAGATAATGACTTGTTTGACGGCTTTGGCGGTGGTTTAATCCGTGGCAGTGTTGATCTAGCAGTCCGAGATGACAGCAGAATGGACCGCCTTGAGCAAGCACTTGACCTTATCACTGACTTGGTAGGACGTCCGATTTCACTTAATATCAATGGCCGTGAGTTTGCTTACGCAACAGGGGACGATTTGGTATCATACCAAAACGATAAGGATTTCAGTTACAAACGTATGAGAGGTATTAAATAATGGCCGTGTTTCAATTTAACGGATATGATTTGAATGATTACTTCAAACTAATCAAAGTGTCGCACGATGTTGGGAACGAACGTGATATCACTACAGACTCAGCCCCTAAAATGGGGGTTAATATTCAACGTGTTTCGTTTGGCGCTAAGAAAATCAAGCTAACTGTCAGCTTAGCGACTAGAGAACTTAACGATAATGCTTTCGTAGACCCAAACGAACCAGCTCCAATTGATTACAACATGTTTCATCACGTAAGGGAACAAGCGGCTAGAGTGCTACACTCTGATAAACCGGTAGAATTGAAATTACCTGATGAGCCAGATAGGTACTATTTAGCGATAGTGACAGGAGAAGCTAGTTTGAAAGGTATCTCTGACTGGTATGACCAGGCTGAAATTGAATTCTTAGTACCTGACGGTGTTGCACATTCAACCACTTACCGAGGTTTCGAAAACCCCAAATCGGTAAATGAAAAGCTAGTATTTGACCTTGTTAATGACGGGTCAGTTGAAGCTCATCCAATAATTACAGTGAAGCACAATAGTGAGAATGGCTATATTGGATTAGTTAATAGCACAGGTGTCTGTGAGCTTGGGAACAGGTTAGAAGCAAATACAGAAGATTATAGACATTCAGAGGTACTTTTTGATTACGCTTCGTCAAACGGGGAGCACAGAATCCCTAACGGTTTATCTCAAGGATTGAAAAACATTGGCATCTCGAACGATGTCAACGACACCAAGCCAAACGGCACTCTTTACATTGATAATGCTTGGGGACGACCTCACATTGCTTTGCAGAGCGGTCAAGTATCATCGGTTACTTTTGACATACCAATGGATTCTAGCGGTGAAAAAGGTGCGCTATATGAATACTTTTGGTGGAGGCAAATTTTCTGGCTTGGTTCTGCGAATCAGATGGGCTATCTGAAAATTTGCGTCACAGATGCAAGCGGCACTTTCTTGTATGGTGTCGAAACTTTTAAACGTTACAATGGTTTAGGCTGTGAATATAATTTTCTAGCTGCTGACGGCAAGGGAGGTTTCCGTATTGTCGACAAGAAGAATTTTTTAGGCACACACATCGATCAGCACAACCCATTTAATGAATCAAGGGGTTGGTCAGATATAATGAGGTTTGATGATGTCGTCCAATTTTATTGGTGGGGGTCATACCCAAGATATTCTATCCCCGAAATCAAGGGGAAAAGATCAGATAAAATCCATGTTATTTTTGGAAGGATTGGCAATTATCCACCTGTTACCCACATGTATCTCGATGATTTTATTTATCGAAAAGACTACGTCTTAGGTGTCAGGGATATTCCTAATAGATACCGTGCTGGTGGGAAAGTGGTAATAGATAGTGAAACTGATACCGTCACTGTAGATAATATTCCAAAGATTGTCGATGTTGTGCAAGGCTCTGACTTCCTCACGATTCCTCCTGGTAAGTCGCAGCTAGAAGTCTACTGTTCAAGCTGGGTAACAACTAAACCATCCGTATATGTTCAATTTGAGGAGAGATATATATAATGTTGCTAACAATTCACGACGCTAATTTGCAGAAGATTGGCTTCATCGATAACGAGAAGCAAGAAACGTTAAATTTCTATAATGATACTTGGACCCGAAACCTTGGAACAGCATCAAGCACGTTCGAGTTTACTGTTTCTAAAAAACAGCTACTTAGCGATACAGCGAATAAGCCGCTTTACAACCAACTAAACGAGCGCTCTTTCGTTTCCTTTAAACACAAAGGTCAGACGTATCTTTTTAATATCATGAAAGTGGAAGAGAATGAGCGATGGATACGTTGCTATTGTGAGAACTTAAACCTTGAGCTGATAAACGAGTACACGAACCCTTACAAGGCTGATAGACCTTTGTCATTTGCGGAGTATCTTGATGTTTTTGAAATTCCTCAGTTTGCGATGGTTAAAATAGGCGTTAATGAGATCTCTGATCAGAAGAGAACGCTCGAGTGGGAAGGGCAGGACACAAAACTGGCAAGGCTCTTAAGCTTGGCCAATAAATTTGACGCTGAAGTTGAATTTGTGACTCAACTTAACGATGACAGTTCAATTAAGCAACTCGTTTTGAACGTTTACCATAAAGCGGACGACTCGCACACTGGTGTGGGTCGAATTCGCGGTGACATTCGTCTGACTTTTGAAAAGAATATCAAATCAATGACGAGAAAGATTGATAAGACTGAAGTTTATACGTTGGTAGTTCCTTATGGAAAATCAAAAGAGAGTCATGAAGGCGAGCAAGAAGTACGTGTATACATTGACAACCTCCCACCTTGGGAGGAAAAGGACGACAATGGTATCGTTATTTTCAAACAAGAGGGCGTAAACCTCTACGCACCTCATGCAGCGGACTTATACCCGTCTACTTTTGGCGTATCAACTCAATCTAATAAATGGATTCGAAAAGACTTAGAGGTTGATAGCGATAATCCAAATGTCATCCGTGCTGCAGGAATTGCAAATTTGCGTAAACACGCATATCCAGCTATCACTTACGAGGTTGACGGTTTTATTGATGTCGAAATTGGGGATACGATAACAATCCACGACAAAGGATTCACACCAGCGCTTGACGTGAGAGCGCGTGCCGTTGAGCAAAAAATTAGCTTCAGCAATCCAACCAACAATAAGACCACTTTCGGAAACTTCAAAGAGCTTGAAAATAGGACATCTGGAGACCTTAGGAGCGTTTTCGAGCAAATGGTTGAGAACATTCGACCATACAATATCCTAGTCTCAACTGATAACGGTGTTTTGTTTAAAAACAATACAGGGCAGTCAACACTACGCCCAACATTAAAACGAGGGAATCAGGTTATTAATGCAACCTATCGATTTGTGATCGATGGCTCTATTGTTAGCTCTGGTCTGACCTATACCGTCAAAGCAAGCGATATCACAAAACCAACTGTGGTAACAATTTCCGCTTGGGTAGATAACAAAGAAGTAGCTTCAGAAGAAGTTACTTTTTTAAATGTTTCAGATGGGAAACAAGGCCCACAAGGACCACAAGGACCTAAAGGAGCAGACGGAAAAACACCTTATATCCATACGGCATGGGCTTACAGTGCAGATGGTACAGATAGATTCACAACGGTTTATCCGAACTTGAACTTGATTGATGGTACTAGAGATTTCAGTGGTAATTGGAATAGAGCGTGGGCATGGCAAACTGACGGGACATATAAAGGCTTAATAGTTAAGAAAAGAACAGATTTATGGATGGGAATTGATAAAACGTTTACTGCACCAAAAGATGGTACTTATACTTTCTCGGCTTATATTAAATGTTCAGGAAACACTGCTAATCCAGCCAGACATGTTAATTTAAATGGATTTTGGGATAGAAATACTTTTAAGAGTTATGGAAATAACTTTGATTGGTTAAGAGATAGCTTTTCTGTAAAACTAAAAACCGGAGATACTATTGCTGCAAGATACGAAATATCAGGAAAAGGCACCTTATGGACTGCTGGTCACAAGTGGGAAGAGGGTTCAACCGCCACTCCTTGGATGCCATCGGCTAGTGAAGCAACAACCGATGATTATCCAAAATATATTGGACAATACACAAACTATAATCAAGTTGATAGTCCCAACCCTCAAGACTATACATGGAGCTTAATTCGAGGTAATGATGGTGCTGATGGTAAAACACCTTATGTTCATTTCGCTTATGCTGATAGTGCAGATGGTAGAACTGGTTTCAGTTTGACACAGAATGGGACTAAGCGTTATTTAGGTGTACTAACAAACTTCATCAAAGAAGATAGCACAAACCCAGCAGATTATACATGGAGTGACACTGCGGGTAGTATATCAGTTGGTGGTCGGAACTTGCTTGTAAAAACCAATCAAGGTATTACTAATTGGGATTGGGCGCTTTTAGATGGCGACAAGAGCGTTGAAGAAGTAAAAGTTGATGGCATTCGTGCTGTAAAACTAATCAAAGGTTCAACAACAGCAAACACTGGTTGGAATTGCATTCTATATCGAGGCTTGTTGAGGAAACTCATACGACCAAACACACAGTATGTTCTTTCGTTTGATGTAAAACCAAGCGTTGATGTAATTTTTAACGTATCCCTAAGAAGATCAGACTTCCAAGCAGAATTGACTGATTTTGTCCCTATGAATAAAGCTTTTGCGAATCAGTGGACTAAAGTGTCATGTGTTTTGACAACTAAACCAACTTTACCAGATGATTTAACTCAAGATGTTTACTTGACAGGTATGCCGACAACAAACGGTAATTGGTTGGTAATAAAAAATATCAAGCTTGAAGAAGGCAACATACCTACTGATTGGACTCCTGCCATTGAGGATGTCCAAGATGAAATTGATTCCAAAGCCGATGATATCCTAACACAAGCACAACTCAACAGACTGAACGAAATGAATTTTATCATTAAAGCTGAATTGGATGCTAAAGCATCACTTGATGTACTTGATCAATGGAAGCAAGCTTATCAAGATTTCGTTAACGCAAACAATGCCAATCGTGCACAAGCTGAAAAGGCTTTGGCAGATGCCAGTGCTCGTGTAACTAAACTAGAAAACGACTTAAATGACATGTCGGAACGTTGGAATTTCATCGATAGCTACATGACTGCATCGAATGAAGGTCTAGTTGTTGGTAAAACGGATAATTCTAGTTCTATGCTTTTCAGTCCTAATGGACGTATCTCAATGTTCTCAGCTGGGAACGAGGTAATGTATATCTCGCAAGGTGTGATTCATATTGAAAATGGTATTTTTTCGAAAACTATCCAAATCGGACGATATCGAGAGGAACAAGATTTATTGAACCCAGACCGTAATGTCATTCGCTATGTAGGAGGTGCATAATGGCAGAATTTTGGTCAAATAATGACCGTGGATATCGAATTAGGTTGTGGGTTGACCAGGTTGGTCAAGATATCCAAAACAATACAAGTCAAGTTAGATTGCGATTAGCGTTACTAAATACGACAACTACGTTTGCTCAATATCAATGTAGTGCTTATGTCGAATTTAACGGTCAACGATTGAATTGGTCTGGTTCACCTAGCGTTCTAAGTTGGTATCAAACAGTCCAATTAATAGATCAAACAATTACTGTTAGACATGCTGATGATGGGTCTGGTGTCTTCAGTGTACGCGCTCACTTTAATGGGTCGGGTGGTTGGAGTCCTGTGAATCTAGATATTGGTAATCAGCAAATAACACTGACAACTATCCCAAGGGGAAGCTCGGTGAGAGTGTCTGATGGGTTCATTGGCAATCAAGTAGACATCTCTATCGATAAAAAAGTAGGTAGCGCTACACATACACTACGCTATTCTTGGTACAACAAACAAGGTAAAATTGCCGACAATGTTGGAACGTCGTATAAATGGACAATCCCAGAAGATTTCGCTAACGATATACCAAATTCAACAAGTGGACGGGGTACTATATATGTAGATACTTATATTAATGGAAATTTCATTCAAACACAGTCGACAACGTTCACGGCAAGTGTTATCACAAATAACATGAAGCCGTCGTTAACTGGTTTCACGTTGACAGATGCTAATCCAGTATCTCAAAGAGTAATCCCAGAATCAACGCATTTTGTTTCCATCATGTCGCTTGTCAAAGTTACATTTAATGGAGCTCAAGCCAAGAGCGGGGCTACCATAGCTGGTTACTATGCTGAAATTGTTGGCGCTAACAATTCTGTTACTGAGAATGGCGGAGTGTTGCGTGAGGTGTCTGTTAACAAAGACACTGAAATGACCTTAAGAGGAAGGGTTCTAGATTCTCGTGGGATATGGTCTGATTGGGTAGAGACGAAACTAATGTTTCTATTCTATTTTAGCCCAGCACTAAGATTCGAGGTTAAGAGAAGTGATAAGAAGTTAGATATCCTAACTATTAAGAGATTCGCTAAAATAGCACCACTTACAGTTAACGGCGTGCAGAAAAACACCATGAAGCTGACTTTCACCACACGAAAATTCGGTTCTGATACTGAGGTTCTAGATAATGGCCAAGCTGGTGGAAGTTGGTCACAGGTTTCTGAATTTAACGGATCTGATGCAAACCTTGGTAATCGTTATCCTGCAGATACATCATATATAGTTACAGGTAAATTAGAAGATGAGTTTACAAGCGCTTCATTCCAAGTCACTGTTCCAACAGATGAAGTTATTATGACATATGATCGTCAAGGCGTTGGGATTGGTAAGTACCGAGAGCGTGGTGCTCTTGACGTGGCTGGTGACATCTACGCTAACAACAGTCAGATTCAGCAATATCAGCTAACCAGTAATAACGGCGCTCCGAAATGGGATGTTGACAATGCAAACAACCTTTATGAACCGGGACAATACATCCTTGGCCCATCGGCACCGGGAAATCCTAATGGTCAGTGGGGGTTTCTATTCCATTACAGCTACAATGGAAAAAATACTGACGGTATAAAAGAAGCCATCCAGACATTCTGGAGCAACAACGGTCAGATGTTTTTCAGGCATCATCGATGGTCGAAGATAATCGACGACTGGGAGCCGTGGATTGATTACACGCCTAAGAAACCATCTGTCGTTAAAAGAGAGATACAAATCGGGTGGGGTGTAAGAGCTAACTTGGTTCGTGAATCAAATGTAGTAACTCTCAGTTTGATAAGGAACGTATATAGCGTACCTCCTGGAGAGTACAGAAGTTTAGATGAGAAAATTCCATACGGGTTCAAACCTTGCGTACAGACACATTTAGTTGCCAATAAAAACGTAGGATGGATTCATAATGGCTGTGCGGTATGGCATCTTGAATCTAGTGGGGATATGTTTTATTCAAATCCTAGTGCAGATAACGCTACATACACTGGAACAGTAACTTACATAACTGAAGACGAATATCCAAATAATTAAGAAATGAGGAATGAAAAAATATGAAATTTGAATACGAATCAAAATCAAAAGAATATGATGCTAGTGGTGCAGCGTATGCAACTAAAGTAGTTTTGAAAAATCGAGATGGCGCTTACGTACCCGTCTTTTTGCCAGTCGATAAAATCGACTTATCAAACACCGAACTTTTAAATGCAGCGCTAGAAGTAATTTATCAAGAGAATTTCCCACAGCGTGCGGAAAATGAGAAATTTAATGAACTTGATGAAAAAATCAAAGAGTACGAAGCATTAAGCAAAAAAGCTACTGATACCATTGCTAAGATGGAAGAACAAATAAAGAAGCAGCAAAAGCAATCGAAGACAGCACAAGTAACGCTGATGAATATCGTTAATAAATTTTATGAAAAAGGGATGCTAAAGGATGAAGACTTGGCTGAATTGTCTATCGTTGACGTTGAAGAAGATTAAAGAAGAAATAGAAAGGGAAAAAGATATGATAGTTAAATTATTTGCTATTAACATTGTTGATGGGAGCTACCCGTTTAAACGGGTTCCTAAAGTTTTGAAGCCAAAAGTTAAAGAACAAATCGCTAAGATGGTTGAGGATGACGAGCTCTTGGCAAAGCTTACACAAGAATAAAAAAGGAGGTATGGCGTGGTAAATCAAAACGAGACAGATTTGATGAACTGGCTTATTACGGTTATTCTCCCCATTTCCATTTCAAGTGCGAGTTTCTATTTTTCTAGTCAATCACGCGCCTCTCGATTAGAACACAGAATCACTAAATTAGAGGTCGTTGACCATGAAATCGAGAAAATTATTAAAAACCATAATGATCGTCTTGACAAATATCAAGAAGACCAAAAAATAATTCTAGCTCTGGTCCAAAGAATGGACCATCTTAATGAAAACATTGGTGAGCTAAAAGGAAACATTGAAGAAGTTAAAAAATTAGTAGATAGAAACTTGAGAGGATAATAATAAAATGATTAATTTTAAATTACGTTTGCAAAATAAAACTACATTAGTAGCTCTTATCTCAGCAGCATTCCTTATGCTGCAACAATTAGGGCTTGAAATTCCACACAATATCCAAGACGCTGTCAATACTTTCGTTGCAATTTTGGTTATTCTCGGAATCGTTACCGACCCAACAACTAAAGGAATCGCTGATAGCGAACGAGCATTGAACTATGACAAACCACTAGACGACAGGGAAGGAAAATAAAATGAGCGTACAACAATCTATTGTAAATTGGTTTGTTAACCATAGAGGTAAATTGACCTATTCAATGTATGGGTCACGCAACGGAGCAGACGGTACTGCTGACTGTTCTGGTTCCATATCACAAGCCTTAAAAGAAGCTGGTATCGGTATTCAAGGTCTACCATCTACTGTTACACTAGGTCAACAACTTGCCAAAAATGGATTCTATCGAGTAAGTATTAATCAAGATTGGGATGCTTTGACAGGTGATATTGTGTTAATGTCATGGGGTGCTGATATGTCCACATCTGGCGGAGCTGGAGGGCACGTTGGTGTCATGATGGATGCTACATACTTTATTAGTTGCGATTATTCAACTCAAGGGGCACCTGGGAAAGCTATCAATACTTACCCGTGGAATGACTACTATGCAGCGAACAAGCCTTCCTATATCGAGGTTTGGCGTTATTCTGATTCAGCACCACAGACGAATAACCAAGCAAATACAGCAGTAGCACCACAACAAAAGGCTTACTATGAAGCAAATGAAGTCAAATATGTTAATGGTATTTATCAGATTAAATGTGATTATCTATGTCCAATTGGGTTCGACTGGGTTAACTAATTTTCGGCTCAGTATAAACTAAGTGAACGCAAACAAAGCGGTGTCATGCAAAAGCATGGCTAACGGTGGACACCCAGAACGGGCAATACCGTGCCAAGTCTGGTATAATAGTATCAGAAAGGTGTAACGACTATCCTTTTGAGGAGTACACTCACTATTTGTACGTGAGTGGAAGCACTTAGACTTTAGAAAGATGGTGTCATAAGATGAGTAAAACCAAACGTGGCGTTTGTGCCAATTGTCATACAGTATTTGAAGTTTCTAAAAAACAAAGATATAAAATCAAAAACGGTAAATCGGTTTTTTGTTCCCAAACTTGTTCTTTAGAAAAATACGGAAAAACTAAAATTACTATTTCTGAAATTCCTTGTTGTAGATGTGGAAAGATGTTCACTCCTACATATAATCAATATAAACGATATAAGTATAATGATTATGTTTCCAATTCGTTCTGTTCAAATGAATGTAGATGGAAAAAAGAATATCCTTGCAAGTATCACGATGATTATGTTAGTGTCTTTGTTAACGGAAAAGAAATTTTACTTGATTTTGATGTTTTTGAAAAATATACCAATACAATCTATGTTCGAAATGACAAAATAAGTAATTACCATTCTGTTCATGTATTCGAAAAAGGTAAAAAGGTACTTTCAAGAATAATCATGTCTGTTACAGACAAAAATAAATATGTTGACCACATCAACGGAAATCCCTTAGATAATAGAAGAAGTAATTTAAGGGTGGTAAGTCACCAAGAAAACATGATGAACAAAAAAACTTATAAAAATAACACTTCTAAAATAAAAGGTGTTAACTTAAATAAAAAAGGTTTGTGGGTTGCTAGAATCCAAGTTAGGAATAAACGAATTTTTCTAGGTTCATCTAAAGATAAATCGGTTGCTGAAAAATTAAGGGTTGAAGCAGAAAAGAAGTATTTTGGTAAGTATGACAGAAAATATCTAAAGTAAGATATAGTCTAATCCCACTAGGAATAGTGGGTAGTAATGAGAAAATGGAGTCCCGGTTACAATGGTTAACTGGGTAGATAAAGATGGCAATGATTTACCGGACGGTGCAGACCAAGATTTCAAGGCAGGCATGTTCTTTAGTTTTGCCGGTGACGAAGTCAACATCACAGACACAGGGGACGGTGGCTATTATGGTGGCTATTACTACCGACGTTTCGAGTTTGGACAATTTGGTACGGTTTGGCTCTCTTGTTGGGATAAGGACGACCTTGTTAACTACTACGGATAGACCACAATTCGGATATCATGGTGGTAGTGGTCGAAGCCTCAGCATTTTGCTGGGGCTTTTTTTTGTTTGACTCATAAATAATAATTTGATAAAATGTAATTGGATAACCTAGATAAAGTTTTATCTAGTGCAAAAGGTGTTAGACTGATTTAGTTCAGCGCCCTATATAAGTGCGTGCACGAAAAGGGAATTCATATAAAAAAGAGTCGGCTATTTTAGTCGACTCTTTCTATATCATTTCGTAAGCGTCAAAGTGCCAAGGGTTAAACTCTTCATGGAATTTTTGATCTTTTGGGATGGTGACCTGTTTCGGTCTAAATGTTTTTGGTAGGATTTTCTTTATTGGGGGTTAAGACCCCCTTTTGTTTTTTTGTGTTATAATATATATGAAACGACAAACCCCCTGCAACCACATGGACAGATACGCTCTGACGCAGGGCTTTTTTTTCATTTGCTTTATTTTTATAAAAATGCTACTATATTAATGGATACAGTTAAAAGCTGAGTCTTCGATAAACTCTCTCTTGCCCTGACTTGAATTAGTCAGGGTTTTTGTTTTGCAAAAAAAATATATAATTTTTTATCAAAAGTGTTGACTATACACGTATATGCGTGTATAATATAATCAAAGATAAGGAAAGGGAGTTTTAAAATGGCATACGGAAAAAGTAGATATAACTCATATAGAAAACGCAGTTTCAACAGAAGCGATAAACAGCGTGGAGAATACGCACAAGCAATGGAAGAATTAGAGCAAGCATTTGAAAACTTTGATGATTGGTATCTATCAAGCATGAAAGACAGTGCTTACAAGGATTTTGGGAAATACGAAATTCGCTTATCAAATCATTCGGCAGACAATAAATATCATGACCTAGAAAATGGTCGCTTAATCGTTAATGTTAAAGCTAGTAAATTGAACTTCGTCGATATCATCGAGAATAAAATCGATAAAATCATTGAGAAGATTGATAAGCTTGATTTAGATAAGTACCGATTCATCAACGCTACCAACCTAGAGCATGATATCAAATGTTATTACAAGGGATTTAAGACAAAAAAGGATGTAATCTAATGTGGAAATCAATCAATTTTAACGCACAAAACATCGAACACGAGACAGCGAAAGCTGTTCTCATTAAGATGCCAAATAATTCTGAATGGAGTGGTTATAAATTTTGGCACCCATCTAAATGCGTCCGTACTCTAAGCAAGGGCAAAGGCTATTTCAAAATTTTCAGCTATACAGAAAATTGGGAGTTTACCATTTTCAAATCAAATAAAAAGGGGGAAAGAACCGCTGAACAAATACTTACAGCAGAGGATATGGAAATAGCTTTTGATGTTGTTAACGAACAAATTAGCGCGAACGCTTCAACAGAAAGTTATCTTGAAATTGAAGAACCTAAAAAGGTTGATAAAACAGTTAGTATTAACAATGAGTTAAAACGTTAAGGAGGCATATATGATTAAAACGGAAATGATTGACGATATTCTCACTTTGATTGAAGAAATTGAAGCTGTTAGCGATAAGAATTTGGTTGAAATTTTACAAGAAGATTATTCTGATAATTGGGTAGCAAAAGAGGTGATTAAACTTGTCGATGACTACTAGCCAACAAGAAGCTTTTGAAAAGTTCTCCAATCTGAAAGTTGGGGCGTTGTTTATGAAGCAGGGAACAGGAAAGACAAGAGTGGCGTTAGAATTGATAAAATCAACAGATTGTGACTTTGTCTTGTTCCTATGTCCGTTTTCAACTAAAGCTAATCTAAAAAGTGAGATTGACAAATGGGGGCTTGACCGACCATTTGAAATTGTTGGTTATGAAACCTTATCAAGTTCAGACAGAACCTATTTGAAATTACTAGATTTACAAAATCAGTATCACAAAATATTTATTGTCGCTGATGAATCGGTTTTTATTAAAAATAGCGATAGCAAACGCTTTGAGCGTATGTTAAAATTGCGGGATATATCAGAATATCGGTTGATTTTAAATGGTACACCTATCACTAAGAACGAATGGGATATTTATAATCAAATGGAGTTTTTGTCACCATTGATTATCAAAATGAACCGTCCGGAATTCCTCCAAACATTTTTTAAGAAAATAAAATATAAACGTGCAGGAGAAAGTCCAAGAAAGTTTTATAAACTATCCACAGTTAATATTGGGTATCTTCACAAATTGATTGAACCCTATATTTTCGAAGCAGACCTAGAATTTGATAAAAACATACACGTCAAAAACATTGAAATCTTGTCATCTGGTGAAACAGACGAGCTTTACGAGGAAAGAAAGCAAAGTTTGCTAAATTCTCTTGCAATCGGCGAATGTAAAGTTGAACAGTTTACTAATTTAGCTGTTGCTTGCTTTGACGATAAAGAAAGACATAAAGCAATAGCAAAACAATTAAAAGGACAAATAATCGTCTTCTGTTCGCTTTTGAGCGAGGTTAAACATATTAGCGAAGAAATAGACTGCTATGTGATTACGGGCGCTACAGCACCTCAGGAACGCCTAAAAATCATTAATCAGTTTAAAGAAGATGATAAACCATTGCTAATGACATATGGAACAGGTGCTTTTGGTTTAAACTTGCAATTTTGCCATAGAATCGCTTTTGCTAGTCTGACTTTTGACTACGCCAAAATAGACCAAGCAAGGAGAAAAATGATATGAGTTACACAAGTCCAGTTTATAACATTAAACGAGTACCCATTGACAAAATTCAGGCAAACAGTTATAATCCAAACCATGTAGCACCTCCTGAAATGAAACTACTTTACAAGTCTATTTTAGAGGATGGATACACAATGCCAATCGTTTGTTATTATCTTAAAGATGAAGATAAATATGAGATTGTAGATGGCTTTCACCGTTATAGCACTATGCTTAACCACAAAGATATTTATGACCGTGAGGGCGGTTGTTTGCCAGTATCCGTTATTAATAAGCCAATCAGTGACCGTATGGCATCAACTATCCGACATAATCGAGCGAGAGGGTCACATGATATTGACCTAATGACAAACATTGTCGCTGACCTTGTAGACAGTGGTATGTCTGACGCTTGGATTTTAAAAAATATCGGAATGGACGCAGACGAATTGTTGCGTTTGAAACAATTAACTGGCTTGGCAAGTTTGTTTGCAGACAAAGAATTCAGTAAATCATGGGATGTAGAATAAATATGAAAGTTGGTTAACATATGCCTAAAGTTTCCGAGAGCAAACGGAAAGCAAATGACAAATGGGACAAAAAGAACAAAGAACGCAAGCAGTATATTAACAGACGTTCTGTCGCAAGGAACTTTATTAAGAATATGGAAGACGAAGATATTCCAGAATTTAAAAAACTAATGGAAGAAAGAGCTTCCAAAATCAAATAAAACGTGTTTTAGTTCATGAATTGTGGAAACAGAACCAAATTTTCAAATAATATGTTATAATAAAAGTACCTCGTTTGAGGTATTTTTTTATCTTACAACTGCACCCGAATTTTTTCAGGTGTTTTTTTTCGCCCAAAAATCACCCAAAAACTTTGGGAAAAGCTAGAAAAAATAAAAAATAAACGAGGTAAAAACATAGTATGTTTTACTAATTTTCAAGCTGATTAATAATAAAATCAAAAAAACTTTAAAAAAAATCAAGAAAACTGTTGACATTGAATTTTATTTAAACTATAATATGTTTGTAAGTTAGTTAGAGAGGAGGAGCAAAATGACAGAAGTAGTTCCAAAAATTACAATCAAAGAACTCCGAGCACGTCATAATCTGACACAAGAGGAGTTTGCTAAAACCGTTGGCACTACACCCCAAACAGTGAGTGCGTGGGAGAAGAATGTACTTTCTATTTCTCCTAAGAACATGGCAAATATTTGTAATAAATACCACCTTCAATCGTCTGATTTGTACGGCTTTTGATTTTTATTACAACAGAATTTGAATTTAATCCAAGTTAGAAAGGAACAAGATGAACGAAATAGTAACAAATGATTTCGACTACTCTTTGCTCGATGCAAAAACGAAAGAATTTCTGGAAGAGCGTGCCAATATCATTTACGGCATCCAAAGCAAGAGTGCTTACGAAATTGGAAAACAACTTGCCAAAGCTCAAGAGGAACTTTCCACTAGGGGTTATGGTTGTTTTGAAGAATGGTATAGAAGTTTAGGGTTTAAAAAAACCAAAGCTTATGAATATATCAATCATTACAATTTCGTTTGTTCGCAAAACGAACAAGCAAATATTGAAAAATTCGAAAGTTTACCAAAAGCGTTGCAAGCCCAAGTGTCCAAACCATCTGCCAATCCAGAGGTCAATCAAGCGGTATTCAACGGTGATGTCACAACTCACAAAGAATATAAAGAGCTTGAGCGTCGCCTAAAACTCAAAGATCAAGCATTGGAAGCGGTCAAGGGTGAGTTGGAACGTGTCAAACGAACAAAGGTCACTGAAAAAGTAATCGAAAAGGAAATCATTCCACAAGATTACAAAGCAACGCAAGACCTCAACAAACAATTGCTAGGAAAGAATAAAGACCTAGCGGACGAGCTTGATTCAGTCAAAAGGAGCTTACGACTTAAAGAAGCGTCTTATGAAATGCTCGAAAAAGAAACATCAGAGGCATTAGCCTTGAAAGAGTCTATTGAGCACTTACGAGCTGATAAGGAAAAGCTCGAAAATAGCGTTACTAACTTATTTAACCTAAGCAAGCTCGTTACCAAGTTTGAAGACTTCTTTGACGAAGAAATGGCACCGCTTAGATTTAAAACCCTTATCCAAGGCATTGGAAAAGACGCTCAGATTGAAAAGCTAAGAGACATCTTGACGCTAACTGAAAACTGGTTGGATGAAATGAATAAGATTATCCCAGAAGATGGAAGAATAATCATAGAAGGAGAAATCATCAATGAGTAAGAAGAAAGATAAGAAAAAAGTAACACTACTTGCAGAAACAGTTGAAATGCAGAAAAAACAAGCTATGAATCTTGTGGCACAAAGCAGTGTCAACCAACAACTTTTAGAAGAAGTTATTGGCATCAAAGAAGAAATGGACAGAAATGTTAAAAAGACAAATCAAAAACTAACTCACATTGAGTTGCTTATAGAGGAAGTCAATAATAAGGTCCATATTGACGACGGTGAAGCTTCTAAAATCAAGAGTATTGTTTTCAAAAAAGCTGGCTTGTTCGCAGATATGTACTTCGATAATCAGAAATCACACCCTAGTGATAATCTGTTTGCTTCAAAGAAAGGCCAATTTATTCGCTTGGTGTACTCACATTTGAAGAAAGCATTTAACGTGACCAAGTACACTAACATCAAACACGTTGAAGCTGAGAAGGCAGTTAAATTCTTGGAAAGTCTATCTTATGACGATTTCACACCGTTTGAAATCCGTGAGACACCAAAACAAAAAGAGATTATAACTCTTGAAAAAATGAGTGACTGAAAGCATTATAACGGTTTATTTTCAATAAAAGATAAAAACTTTAAAAAAATAGAATAAAATTGTTGACAAACTAAAAAATATAGTTTAAAATAAAACCATAAAGTTAAAAAAGGAGAAACGAATGGAGTTTAAATACGATAAATTAAAAGGACGTATTAAAGAAAAATACGGAACTCAAGAGAATTTTGCGAAAGCTATCGGAAAAACTCAAACCACAACATCTTTTAAAATCAATGGAAAAAGATTGTGGAATCAAGATGAAATCATTAAGGCTATTGAGTTATTAGATCTTTCAAAAGATGATATTGTTGAGTATTTTTTCAACTACTAATACTAACTTGAATGATATAGAGAGGAACCAAAAATGAAAAAAATAATTAACTGGATTTGGTCAAACAAGAAAACAGAAACAGTAGAAGTGCCAAAATGGACTTTTGAAAACAATGCATCAGAGCCTAGCCGTGATCGATACAACAGAGCACACGGATTGGGAAAGACGTTAATTTAAACTAACTAAATTCGTTTCAATCCGTAGCCACACCCTGATGTGCGGAGTGCAACTAAATACCTTATACCCCAAAAATAAATATAAATAAAAGCCAAAACTACCTTCTTATGAAATTGAATATTAACGAAGCACATCGGGGGCTGGGTGCGGATTGAAGCACTAAAAAACACGGGTAATTGCCCGTGTCGTATAAAAATCTAATGATATTATACTATGACATTTAAACAAAAAAAGCAACTGGAGAGGGTAAATGGCTAGCGTACGACTGACACGACTATTTTAACGAAAGAGAGATAAGATTAATGCATATTAATGAAGTAAAAAACAATGCTTTTTACCAATTTCCGCAATGGCTCTTAAAAGAAGAACCTTATAATAATTTGGGTGACAAAGCAAAACTGATGTACATGCTGCTTTTTGACCGCAGAACTTTGTCAATTAAAAATAAATGGTATGACGATGACGGTCAGATTTACATGTATTTTACAAATGAGCAGTTCATGCAAGAGCTTAACTGTTCAGAAAAACCGATTATCAAAGCTAAAAAGGAATTAGCTGAAATTGGGTTATTAGAAGAAGTTAGACAAGGTATTAATAAGCCTAACCGCTTATATATCAATGGAACTGAAGAAAGTTCAGTTCGGAACTGGAGAAAGTACAGTTCAGGAACTGGAGAAAGTCCAGTTCGGAACTGGAGAAAGTACAGTTCCGGAACTGGAGAAAGTACAGTTCAAGAACTGGAGAAAGTACAGGGAATCAATACTAATAATATCAATACTAATATATCAATACTAAGTAATCAACAACAACAACTAAGTAATCAACAACAACAAGAGGAAGTTGATGAAATCCGTAAATCTTACGATATGTTTTTTGAAGCTTTTCCGAAGCAACGAAAAAATGCATTTATTCAACAAGACATCCTTGCAGATATTAATGAATTTGGAACCGAGCTTTACCAGTACGCTTTAAAACTAGCTATGACTAACGAAGCTAACTACCCATCGTATATTGAAAGAATATTTATTTCATGGCGAAATGAGGGGATAACTACTTTAGAACAAGCAAAACAAAAACAAAGTAAGCATAGCAACAGTAAGCCAGATAAAGATTACTTTTACAACAAGTCAAATAGTGACAAACCCAAGTTTGGACCAGCTTGCAGTAAATACTAAGAGGTTCTTTATATGAGTTTAGAAAAGACAGCTAAGCAAATGAGACAGATGTATATGACTACTAGTGATAAATACTGCGAGAAGCACAATCGAAACTTTGTCACTATTCAGCTACCAAACAGCAAGCCATACACTGTATGTGAGACGTGCCATCGTGAAGAGCAAGAGCGACAGAATTCTATTAAAGCACAAGAACAGTTTGAGCGTGAGCAAGAGCAGAAGCGTCTCTACTTTCTCAAAGATTTCAGTTTGATAGATGATGATTTAGAAAGTGCTAGCTTTGAAACTTACCATGCTGTTACCAAAGAGCAAAAGGAAGACTTGAAGAACGTCCGAAGCCAGCTTAAAGGCTATCTTGATGGTCAAGACTATAACATTGTTCTTATCGGCGATACTGGAGTAGGCAAGAGTCATCTAGCTTATTCAGCACTGAAAGCCTTGTCTGATCACACGAAAAAGATGGGGCTATTCATCAACGTAGTTGACCTGTTAGCTAAAATTAAAGAGGACTTCAGCCTTGAAGCTGAATATATCAGGCGTATATCTGAAGCTGAATGGCTGGTGCTTGATGATTTGGGAACTGAAAAAGTGACAGAGTGGTCTAGCGGTATCTTATACAGCATATTGAACAAGCGCACAAAGACAATTATAACGACAAACCTAAGCCCACAGGACATCATGGGCACATATGGTAAACGTGTCTATTCGAGGGTTTTCAAGAAGACAGGACTTGGAACTACTAACGAACACGTTTACAAGTTTAAAACACAGCAAGACAAGAGGATGATGATATGACAGAAACCGAAGTAAAACTAAAACTCTTTGAAGACTACGAGCGCATTCATGGCCTAGTGTTCTCACAAGAGCATAAGCAAAAAATGATGGATGATTTGGACTTGTATTCATTCATCGAGAAATTAAACGAATATATGTATTTTGCTAAGAAATCAACGCAGATTTTTAGGGGGCACTAGAAAACCCCTCTAAAATCGATTTTAAACGGACTAAATAATATAGTGGTACAATTACACTAGATAGACAGTAAAACGGCAAATAACCCCCTTAAATTGAGAATTAGGGGCATTGAAAAGAGGATATGACATGGAAGAAATGACATTTACTGAGTTGCAACAGAAAATGCAGCTTGAAAAAAAGAAGGAAGGAACTGCAAAATACGCTTCAAGGCACGTAGAAGATATTTATAATATCTTTAAAAGTTTGAAATCAAATTGGAGCGTTATAGTCAACTATGATTTGGTAGAATTTTCCGGAAAGACTTATATCAAGGCAATTGCAACAGCATCTAACAAAGATGAAAAAATGCAAGCACAAGCATTCGCTGAATTGTCTCCCGTGCCTATTTTAAAAACCAGAAACGGAGAGCTTAAGCAAATGAATGAACCGCAGTGGGTAGGAGCTGTTCAATCATATGCTGGTAAGTACGCTTTGCAGGCACTATTTGCAATCGGAGAGGAAGATGTTGACCACTATGAAGTTGCTGAGGTAAGTTTAAGACCAAATCAGCATTCTAACTTCATTAGCAACGAACAGCATGACCTTATTGAGAAACAAATCAACGAATTAGCTCTAATTACTGGGAAATCAGCCGAAACGGTAGCTAATTACTACCTGAAGAAGTATAAGCTAAATGATTTTCATGAGTTGCTAGTGTCTGGATTCGATGTGGTAAACAACGACATCCAAGCACAAATAGATAGCAGAAAGGATAAATAGACATGAAAGACGTAACAAACAACTTCTTGGAAACTATCGAACCTGTCTATACACCAGGAAGAATTAAGTTTGATTTCGAAAAATTTGATGCAGCTATCAAAGCAGCAGTTAGTGAGTTGACAGACGAACAACTAGACAATCTTGAATATAACGATATTAAGAAGGAATTTACACGCTTCAACAGTCTCTTGACAAAACTGGATGACAAGCGAAAAGGTATTTCAAAAGTATACAAGAATCCGCTTAATGAGTTTGAATCTAATTTCAAGTTATCTAAAGAGCCACTCAAAGAACTTATTGACAAATTGCGTGCCAAACGAGACGAGATTGAAGAACATCACAGAATGCTTCGAATAGACCACATTAGGTCAGTATTTGAAGAAAAGTGCAAGATGGCAGGTCTGGAAAAGGACACATTCAAGGAAAAGTACAATGGCTATTCTTTAAAGAAGTGTTTCAAAGACAGGAAGATAGAACTCAAAACAGAAACCATCGAAGAAATCGACGCCCTCATTTTGGCTGAGTATGACCGACTTGAGGAATACAAGGCTAACTTTGCCATGATTGAGGAGCAAGCACTTGATTATGAGTTGCCAGCGGAACCTTACACTAGAGCGTTGCAGAACGACACACCTCTAGTTGAAATCTTGAAGCAAATGAAAAAAGACCGTGATGCAGCTATTGAGCGGAAGCAACAAGTAGAAGCTAAACGAAAAGCGGAATCAGAACGCTTGGAAGAGATTGAAGCAATAGCCAAGCAATCAGCTAGCAATGAAATCAAAGCAGTAAACGCTGAAACTGGAGAGATTATCGAAGAATCAAAACCAGTCGAAGAAGAAGCTGAAAAATATAGCGAACCTTACAAGGTTAACCTATCACTGACTTTCCACGGAGGAGAGAAACAATGGCATCAATTTGCTAAATTGCTAGATGATAATTTTATAAACTATGAAATTTTAGGAGAAAACAAATGATTAACTCAGTATGTCTTGTTGGTCGCATGACCAAAGATGCAGAACTAAAACACACTGGAAACAATATCGCGGTAGCATCTTTCAGCCTTGCGGTTAACCGTAATTTTAAAGACGCTAACGGAGAGCGTGAAACTGACTTTATTAACTGTGTCATCTGGCGACAACAAGCCGAAAATTTGGCTAATTGGGCCAAAAAAGGCGCATTAATTGGAATTACTGGACGTATTCAGACCCGTAGCTATGAAAATCAACAGGGTCAACGAGTGTATGTGACAGAGGTAGTCGCTGAGAACTTCCAAATGCTAGAAAGTCGTGCAGCGCGTGAGGGAGGTAATGCTAATGTTGGTTATAATCAACCACAACAGCAAGCACCAAACTTTGCAAGAGAAAACACCCAATACCATAATAGCAATCCTATAGATATCAGTAGTGATGATTTGCCGTTCTAAGGTGAAACTATGAAGATGATTTTAAATATCGAGCCTAAACCTCAAACAAGACCTAGATTCAGTAAGTTTGGAACTTATGAAGACCCTAAAATGAAAGTATGGAGACGACAATGTTCTCAACTTATTGAGCAAGAATATGATGGTCAATTCTTTGACGGACCTATATCAGTCGATGTAACTTTCTACATGAAAGCACCTTTGAACGTATCAAAAAAGCCAACGCCAAAAGCGAGAGCTAAAACGTGGGATGCATTCAAATTGTTCATGGCTGAAAGGCTGTGGAATTTCAGAAAGCCTGATATTGATAATCTAGTCAAAGCACTCTTTGATAGTATCTCAAACGCTGGATACAACAAGATTGACAAGAAAGGTATCGTTTGGACGGATGACAGTATTGTTTGCGATTTAAGAGCTCGCAAGAAGTACAGTCCTAACCCACGCATTGAATTTGAAATCAAGGAGTTGGAATGAAAAGCAAATACAAAGA